TTCAGACCAGTAAAAACAAAGACCAACAAACAAGGTGAGTTCATTGACTTAGAGTGGATGCATCAAAAAGAAAACATTCACCCACCAAACTATGCCTTACTCAAGGCCGTTGTTGGCGACAAGAGTGATAACATACAAGGTGTAAAAGGTATCGGTGAAAAAACAGCCCGTAATCAAATACATCTTCTGTGGGACAATGACAAAAGTTATGATGCAGGTGATTTTATAGATTGGGCAAAAGGTCGTAGTGAGAAGAAATATCAAAAGTATATTGAGAATGAAAAGTTGATTAAGTTGAACTATAGTATCGTCCAACTACAAGAGTTAGAAATATCTATGACAGCCATTAATGCTATAGATAATTCTTACAAAAGAGATACACCCAAGTTTAATTCTTACAAGTTTCGTATTAACCTACTAAACGAAAACGTAAGTCCATCAAACTTGGACAATTGGGTAGCATCATTTTCCATCTTGAAAAACTAAGGAGATATTTAGGTGTCTAACAATACTGATACATTTGAGTCTTTTGGAATTGGTTTTCAAAACTGTGTATTGCAAGGTCTTATCACTGACCGTGTTTTCTTTGAGAAGTCATTTGAAACATTGAAGGATGATTACTTTACTAGTGATGCCCACAAAACACTATGGACAGAGATAAGAAAGTTATTTAACAAATATAATACTCCACCGTCATACGAAACAGTAAAGGTGGAAATATCAACAATGCCTGATGGAGCATTGAAAGAAGACACTATTGAAGTATTGCTTGACATTCAGACAAGAGTCAATCGTCAAGAGATAGAATATGCTAAGGACAAGTCAATAGAGTTTTGTAAGAACATGAGTATGAAACAGGCTATCCTAAAGTCTGTTGATCTTCTTAAGGAAGGTCGTTATGAAGAAATCCAAAGTACAATAGAAAATAGTCTCAAGATAAATACCGAACAAGATTTAGGTCAAGACTTCTTTGATAGTTTTGAATCACGTAGACAAATTCACACAAGACAAACTATACCTACTGGTTTTCCATTGTTAGACCAAGAGAACATTTTAGATGGTGGATTGGCTGCTGGTGAGTTGGGTGTTGTGATGGCACCAACAGGTGGTGGTAAGAGTTTTATGTTAGTCAACTTTGGTTATGGTGCTTTGGCTGCCGGTAAGAATGTTGTCCACTACACATTTGAACTTTCTGAATCACACGTTGGTAATCGTTATGATAGTCGTATCACTGGTATTCCAACTAAGGAACTTATCTCAAGACAAACAGAAGCTGCTAATCAGATGCAAAGATTTACTGGTGGTAAGCTGTTTATCAAAGAGTATCCACCAAAGGTTGCTACTATCAATACAATTAAGTTTCACATTGGTCGTTTGATTTCTAATGACATTGAGCCAGACCTTATCATTATTGACTATGGTGATTTGATGAAGTCACGTAGAGGTTATGAACAAAAGAGATTTGAATTAGAGAGTATCTTTGAAGACCTTAGAGCTTTGTCTATGGAAATCAAGAAGCCTATTTGGACAGCAACACAAAGTAATCGTGAAGGTTTCAATGATGATGTTATTACTATTGATAAGGTCGGTGAAGCAATCAACAAGGCACACGTAGTTGATTTCTTTGGAACATTCTCACAACGTAAGTTTCACATTGGTAAGAATCGTATGGGACAAGCGAACGTCAACTTCAATATTGACATGAAGCCTGATAGAAGTTTTATTGATCTAAATGAAAATGTGCCAACAGGTTTTACAACAACCGATAAACTTAGTAATCTATTGAATGGTACTAACGAGAACAAGATCGGTTCACTTTACAGAACATATAAGGACGGGGTAAATGGATAGGTTTACAATAACAAGAACACACCGCTGGGGTAACGCTGATATAAACATCAGAAATGTTTACTCCACATCACGGTCAAAATCAAAACGAGATGATGTAATTAGAATGGCAAATGAAATGATAGAGAGAGAAAGACTTCACACTAATGAAGAAGTTGAGTATGAAGTTTTGTTGGCATACGACAACGGTAATACAGAGTTTATACACCGTGTTGAAAAGATTGGAGAAAAAAGTAAGTAATGCCAACCTATGATTTTATATGTGAGAGTTGTGATGAAATCTTTGAGATACAGACATCTATCAGAGATTACGACAAATACAACAAACAAGTTTGCCCAAAGTGTAAATCAACAAAAAATGTAAGAAGACATTACACAGCGCCTGGCATCAAGTTTGGTGCAGGTTTTTTTAAGGACGGTTATCAATCAGCTAAGAACGTACAACAATCAAATGACGGAGACTAACATTGGACATAACTCAACAAATACTATCTGAGATTACTGTGCATATGAAGTATGCTCGGTATATTCCAGACAAACAAAGAAGGGAAACGTGGGAAGAACTAATCACTCGTAATAAGGAAATGCACGTAAGTAATTTTCCTAAACTCAAGTCTAATATAGAAAAGGCTTATGAGTATGTATACAATAAACAGGTCTTACCGTCTATGAGGTCGTTGCAGTTTGCTGGTGCAGCGATATCTCAAACACCTACAAGAATCTATAATTGTGCCTATCTACCAGTTGATGACTACAGAGCGTTTAGTGAAATAATGTTTTTGCTATTAGGTGGAACAGGTGTCGGTTATTCTGTTCAAAAACATCATGTAGAAAAGCTACCATCTATTACAGTACCTACAAAAAAACGTAGATACTTAGTCGGTGATAGTATTGAAGGTTGGGCTGATTGTATAAAGATGTTGATGAAGGCTTACTTTCTTGGAAAGCCTGAACCAGACTTTGATTTTAGTGGTATTAGACCAAAGGGTGCTCTACTAGTAACAAGTGGAGGCAAAGCGCCAGGGCCAGAACCACTTAGAGATTGTGTCCATAACATTCGTAGAATTTTTAACAGAAAGCAAAATGGTGACCAACTTACTACATTAGAAGTACACGACATTGTTTGTTGGATTGCTGATGCCGTGTTGTCTGGTGGTATTCGTAGAAGTGCTACTATTAGTTTATTCTCTCTTGATGATAAAGAGATGTTACAATCTAAGTTTGGTAATTGGTGGGAAACAGAACCACAAAGAGCAAGAGCAAACAACTCTGCTGTGGTTGTAAGACATAGAGTAAAAGAAGGTGACTTCTTTAATATTTGGGAAAAGGTAAAGGCTAGTGGAGCGGGAGAGCCAGGCATTTATTTTACTAATGACCAAGATTGGGGAACTAACCCTTGTGCTGAAATCGCTCTAAGACCTTTTCAGTTTTGTAACCTTTGTGAGATAAACGTAAGTGATGTAGAGACACAAGAAGAATTGAATAACAGAGTTTCTGCTGCTGCCTTGATAGGAACACTACAGGCCGCTTATACAAACTTTCATTACCTAAGAGATGTGTGGCGTAGGACAACAGAAAAAGATGCACTACTTGGTTTGGGTATGACGGGTATTGGTAGTGGTAAGGTTCAAGGTTTAGACTTAGAAGAAGCTGCTAAACTTGCTGTTGATACAAACAAGTATTATGCCAATGAGTTAGGTATAAACTCTGCTGCCAGAGTAACAACGGTCAAACCTAGTGGAACAACATCTTGTGTATTGGGAACATCAAGTGGTGTTCATGCTTGGCACAATGATTATTATATTAGACGTATTCGTGTTGGTAAGAACGAAGCAATTTATACATACTTACAAGTTAATCACCCCGAACTAGTAGAAGATGATTTCTTCAAACCAGAAACACAGGCTGTTATTTCTATTCCACAGAAAGCAGAAGAAGGTGGTATTCTACGACATGAAACATCAATAGAGTTGTTAGACAGAGTAAAAGACATTTATCAGAGATGGATTGCTAATGGTCACGTTGCCGGTAACAATACTCACAATGTGTCTTGTACTGTTTCGGTCAAAGAAGATGAATGGGATTTAGTTGGTAGGTGGATGTGGGATAACAAAGAGTTTTACAATGGACTTTCTGTTCTACCATATTTTGCTGCTGATTCAACCTATACTCAACTACCTTTTGAGGATATTGATGAAACACAGTTTACTGAACTAGTTTCAACACTAAAAGAGGTAGACGTATCACAAGTAGTTGAGTTGATTGACAATACTGATTTGACAGGTGAGTTAGCGTGTGCTGGTGGAGCTTGTGAAATAACTGAATCTACCGCTATCGCTGCAGGTTAAAATGGCTAAGTCAAGACAAATACTAAATACTATTGATACTGAATCCAAGTTAGAAAAACAACGGGCTGCTCTACTCCCCAAGAGTGGCCCGTCAGCAGAATACTTGGAGAGGATGGAAGAAGAAAAGTATAAAACTGAATCAACGAAAACACATGAGAGATATAGAAGGAAACAAATGGCAGTAGGTGGAGCAGATTTAAGTGACTTGATAAGACCAGCAAAAGAAATAAAACAAAAGCCCGGCACATACTTTTATGGGACATTGGAAAAGCTAGGTAAAGATTTTGGTAACGACATTAGAGAAATGACAAAGTATATGACTTTAGGTCAATGTGCTAAGTATAGTTCCAACGAACAAGATAATAAGATTTACTGTGCAAAAACAGGCAAATTACTGTACGATTGTAATACAGGAGAAGCCTTCTAAAAAAACGCTTGACAAAAGATAGATTGTTTCGTATATTATATAAACAAATTTTAATAGGAGAAAACATGAATATCTTTTACG